TTTCGATCCAAACGTGTGCGCCGCAAGACAGCGGTTTATACGGTGAATATACAACGCTCGACGACCCATCAATGTTGAGCGTCCGCACTTTGTACGGACGGTTTCTCCACTGGACAGTGATTACCGGTTGACAATCGCCGGTTTGCTTTTTGTTATTTTTAATGCGTTGCTGGTCGATATGAATTCGTTTGATTGTGCCCGCCGGCATCTTGATGACGGTGCCGGGCGGGTTCTCTTTTTCTGTGAGCGTGCAGCGATCTGCTACTGTGCTCATGAAGCACCTCGTGCTAGGCGCAACCAGAAGGGCGCGCCGTTAAAGAAGTTCTAGTCCGCCCGTGGGTCGGCCGCGTAAATACGACCGACCCACTGGTCGGATGCTAGAACAGAGATCAGTTGCCGAACGTCTGCGACAACTGCTCAGCCGCGGTCAAAATCTGATTTGCGGCCTTGAAAGAACCGCCGCAAGCCTCGACGAACGCTTCAGCCGCCTCCAACTGCGACATCGGCACTTTGAAGCCGTTGCCGGTTACAGGGCGGGCCTTGAGGGTTTGACGCGGCGGCGCGGCGGGCGCAGTCGCCGGCGTTACGTCGCGCTTCTTGGCCTTCAACGCCGCGCGTCCCTTTTCAGCACCAGCCACGGCAGGGGCAGCGGCAGGTCGGCCACGAGTCTTGCCGCTCAGACCGGCCTTTTTCAGCAACTGGCTTATTTGAGCCGCGCTGACCTTGATCTTGCGCTTGCTCAGCGTCTCAAGGATATCCTTGCCACGAAGCGACTCGCCGCTCTTCTGCCGGCGGGCGATCTCGGCACGGACATGGTCCGACAAACTCATTTTCTCAGCCATAACGGGAACATCCTCAGTGGTATCGGAGACGGCTTCGTCCCCGGTCTCTTCGTCGTCGTCAGCCACAGCGGTGACGACCTCTGCTTCATCCTCGACAACGTCCTGACTCTCGTCCTCGACGTCGTCATCCTCATACTCCGGTTCTTCGTCTTCGGCTTCGTCTTCTTCATCGTCGCCGTCAACGTCGTCGGATACTTCGGAATCATCTTCTGCCGTTACTTTTTCCAACTCTTCGTCTTCGACGTCAGCGTCGGTGAGTTCGGCATCGACATCAATTTCTTCGTCTTCCATGACATCATCTGGATCGGTCATCTTCCCTGTAACCTTTTCGGTGGACTTCTTGGCGGGCGGCTGCTTCGATGTTGGAAGCGGCTTGCCCCACAAGTTGGCCGGGCTGATAAGACCATCAGCCGACTGTTTTTTGGCCATATGTTCCTCTGTTCTTTTTTCGCGCCGGCACGACCGACTCACGCCGTTAAACGCGACTTGAATTCACAATAGACGGGAAAAATAGAAAATCAATCCCCCCGTCAAAAATTTTTGCGGACGCATAAAATTCGGCTGAAAAGCGGGTTTATTCGCTTTTGCCAAAAATCGTCTGCCGCAACTGTTCAATATCGGCCTGCGAGCCTACGGCATATGTAGACGGGCCGACCTGTGCGGTGGCGATATCGACATCAATTTCGTCAGCAACTTGCGCGTCAATTTTGGCTGCGACGGGGCATTCGCAATTTTCACCACGAAGCCATTTCTGGTTCAACTCAGGCCACATTTCCATCGAGTGTATTGCGCCCAGCAAATTCCAAGTGGCATGGGCCAAATGTTCTTCTGTGCGGTCACCCCCGAGAAAACTGTAAATATGCGCAATGGCGTGATTGAGCAGGTCAGTTACTGGCATTCCGTTTTCCCAGTTGAACTGACCAAACTTTGCCGCGCCCTCAGCGTATGTTTCTGCAAGCCGGCGCAAACCAATAGGCGATATGAGATCGTATCTTGTTTGCTCGCAATCGGCGCTGCGAACTGCGCCGGTGTCATATTCACGCCTTGCTTGCGTCATTGGTTTCTTCCGGGTGAAACGCAAAATAAAGTCGCGGGGTTTCGATAAACGCAACAGTGCCGCGTACACTGTCGCTTTTTCTGATTACGTGCACATACGGTGGATCAAACGAATGGACTTCAAATATCTCCATGATCTCGTCGTTTGACCACACCGGATGATTCGTGCGTTCTAACACAGATCGCGCCTCGTCCATACTCATGTGCGCATATTGTGCCGCTAAAATGCGGGCAACATCGTTTTGAGTTGCGGAGATTTCGATATCTGTATTGAGATCGCCGGTGTTTTTATTCATTTGTGGGCGCATTGTTTTGTTGCGGCAAATTTTCTAAGACAGCAACGCGGTCTTTAATTGTTTCGGCTAATTGTGCCGCATAATTATCGAACATCTTGATTTGGCCGATTAAATCACGGTGCACGTCGCCATTGAATGCGGCTAAACGCGCCAGCAATTTGATGAGGCTGGCCATGTAGGGCGGCGTTGCATCGCGTAATCGCAGTACGCCAGCCGGAGCGTTCTCGGGCTGATTAACCCAAAGAGGCACGAGCGCAATGCCGTGCAGTTCAGGAACTTGCGCCAGCGCTTCTGCTGTAAACTTTTCAACGATCTGGAAGAACGCAACGTCGTACGTAGGCCGGTTGGGAGTTTGGGTTTCAGGTGGAGGAACCGGTTGGGCTTCCATTCTCGTCTCCAAAGATAGGGGGGTCGTAACGCATACGGGCCGGCAATAGCCCGTCGATTAAATTGCCGATTCTTGTCGCGGCAAGGCCGTAGACAACAACACGGACAAGAGAAGCAATCGTACCGCCAAAATAGTCGCCTGCCAATAGGCCAGCGAAAAGATAGATCGGTACGTGGTAACTCTTGCAGAACGGGCACATTATGAGTTCCCAGAGCCTGCCTTTGGCCGATTCTGGGAGTGATACGTCTTGCCACGCTTGCACGTATGCGCGCGCGGTTTCAAAGATCGAACCTTTGTGCCAAACCTCGATAATTGCACCCGACGCAAATATGACCGCGATAAAATCTAGCGCGCTCATCTAGGTGCCTTTCGTTTTTGTGCGTTCTCTCCGCGACGTATCGCGTTTGTTGCGACGAGCATAAAATAGCACGCGGCCAACGCCGCGAACATGCTCATCCCACCGACGGTGAAAGAACTGATGATACCGCCGACTAAAATAAATCCCGCAATTTGAACAAATGACTTATTAACGTCTGGATTGTTATTCATTGATTACATTCTGTGCAAACTCCATCCGGCCACGGTTTCGTTTTACCGCCGTCGACGTATTTCCTGTTGTATAGAAACTTCGGCAACGGAAGCGGCGACTCAAGATTCAAATGATTGACCGGGTTGTCCGGCAGGTACACTTGAGGCGCAGGCCCGCGTAATGTATTTTGATACGCGGGTAAACGTCGTTCCATATAAAGTTTGGCGCTTTTTCCAAATTGTGGCATAGGACGCTCCAATACAGCGGTGAGATACTGTTTAGTATACCCACCGCCGCGAGGCAGAACTACGACCGCTTTTCGCGGCACGCAGCGAATAACTGAAAAGCCGCCGTCAACAACAAAATGCATATTTTGGACAACATTTCAAAAGTCAAACCGAGCAAGTAGTTAACGCCAGTTTCCAACCACTGCAATTCTGGTTCGTCAGTCGGGATGTTGTTTGTGACCGGCTGTTCAGGGCGTAAGATCATCTGACCATCATAATCACGCATATGGCACCTAATATTGCGCAGGATGTTCCTGCTAATAACGCAGCATCGCTTGAAATACCAAACACTGGTGTTCGCGCGTTGCTGGAGGAATTGGCGTCTATTGACGTCAAAGATCAAAAATCTGCACAAGCACGCAGTAGCGTGTTAGGTGCTCTTGTGCAGGAGCGTGTATTTTCTTCATTAGAGCCGCTGTTGCCGCTCGTGTTGAACCTGAACGGGAAGCCTTACACTTTAGAAAATCACTACCCGTTTTCTCCACTTTTCAGATGCCTGACACCGAAGAATCAGGTGTGGTGCACGGGCCGGCAGGTGTCAAAGTCTACGAGTCTTGCGGCTCACGGTGTGGTTGTGGCGAACTCTATTCCGTTTTTCAAAACGTTGTTCATCACGCCGTTGTACGAGCAGATTCGCCGGTTTTCAAACAACTACGTGCGACCGTTTATTGATCAGTCGCCGGTGAAGTCTTTGTGGTCCGGCACATCGACCGAGAATTCAGTATTGCAGCGTTCGTTCAAAAACAACTCGATGATGTTGTTTTCTTTTGCGCTGCTTGACGCTGACCGTGTTCGCGGTGTGTCCGCTGACCGAGTGTGCATCGACGAAGTTCAAGATATGGACCCTGATCATGTTCCCATTATTCAAGAAACGATGTCGTATTCGCGATGGGGGACCATGTATTTCACAGGAACGCCGAAGACCTTCGACAATTTAATTTACGGTTTGTATAAACGTTCATCGCAGGCTGAGTGGTTTATTCCGTGCCATTCTTGCAAGCACTGGAATATCCCTGCGTTAGAACATGACCTCGACGCTATGATCGGCCCGTGGTCGCGGCACATCAGCGAAAAGTATCCCGGCACCGTGTGCGCTAAGTGTCAAAAACCTATTAGTCCGCGACATGGCCGCTGGGTACATCGGTATCCGGATCGTCGCTGGCAGTTCGCGGGTTATCACGTGCCGCAGATTATTCTGCCGTTGCACTTTTCTGACCCCGACAAGTGGACGACGCTGTTATTGAAGCGCGAGGGGTTCGGCAACATGACGCCAGCCCAGTTTTATAACGAGGTTATGGGCGAAAGCATCGACACCGGTCAGAAACTGGTGAGCGAAACAGACTTGAAAAAAGCCTGCATGCTTCAGTGGGAGAACAAAAAAGAACCCGACCCAAAATGTTATCAAAATCTTGCCAAGTACCGGCACCGCGTACTGGCGATTGACTGGGGTGGCGGCGGCGAGGAGGGCGTCAGTTTTACGGCTATCGCTGTAATGGGCTTTTTACCCGACGGAAAGATTGACGTATTGTGGGGTAAACGGCTGCTCATTGGCGGCGATCATTTGCAAGAAGCCGTCGAGTGCATGAAGTGGTGCACAAAATTTAAGTGCGATTTTGTCGCACACGATTACACCGGCGCGGGCACGGTCCGCGAAACTGTGATGGTGCAGGCTGGTTTCAACCTCGACCGCGTGATGGCTATGCGCTTAGTGCGTTCTGCCGCGCAGGACATCATCGTGTACAAGGAACCCACACCAATCAATCACCGGCAGCACTACAGTCTCGATAAAACACGCAGTTTGCTGTATACGTGCCAAGCCATCAAAATGCAGCAAGTGCGGTTTTTTCAGTACGACTGGTCGTCTCAAGATTCGCCGGGCATAGTTGCCGATTTCTTGGCGCTTGTCGAAAACAAGACAGAGTCGCGACTTGGCGGCGATATTTACACCATTACCCGCAATACGCTGCTCACCGACGATTTTGCGCAAGCCGTGAATCTTGGCGCATGCGCTTTGTGGCACGTATGTCAGGCGTGGCCCAACTTTGCGCAACTAGCCGGCATTGGGCGCATTACAGCGCGACAAGCCGCACCGGAACGCGACACTGATTGGGCCGACGATTCGATTGGCAATAATTATTTCGGCGGCTACTGAGCCGAACCGATTATTTCGAGAAAGTCTGGCGGCACAACGCAAGATAATCTGCGGCCGTTGTCCCAGTCTACGCTGACTTGCGAAAACTTATCGTGACCCCAGTCCATGTGCTGCACGTCTGTCACAGTGCCTTCTGCGCCTTCGGGGATTGGGTGAGGGTCGTTTGGCATAAATACCATTCGCACCCGGTCGCCTTTTTTCCCGTGAAAAGCCATATGTCTCAATATAGCCTCCAACAGTAGTCTTTCAGTTTTGCTTGCAGCCGGTCGACG